ATAATAATCTTGGGTCATTGCTCCTGTATCCATAGCTGTTGCTCGTCCAAACAATCCCTTACCATAATCCGATACTTGTTGAGCATAGGCTGTTTGTTCAGCAGAAGGGAGAGCAGCAGTTGCACCAGCAAAATACTGGTCACGGAACGCTTGCATTTCAGGTGTTAAGGTATAAGTTGCTGTTCTAGCATTTGGGTCAACTGAAGATGTAGCAATACCTGATTTAATGCTATATGGAGTAAATCCAGCAGAAGTAGGTGAACCTCCACCACCTCCGCCACCTGATGTCAAACCACCAAGAGCACCAGCAGCAGCACCAGTCCAACCTCCTGTGGCAAAACCACCTAGTGCTCCAGTAACTCCTTTAACTAATTTACCCATTATATATTACTCCAAATAAACATCATATTTTTAGAACCATCCTCTATTAGTATTTCATCTAAACAAGGATAGAAACCCATCATTGTTATAAATTTAAAATGTTTTTTATCTTCTTTGTCATGCACAGCTATTATTGGTTTATCTTGTTTAGAAAACAAATTATAACTATCTATTGCTAACTGGTGTTTTACTGTTTTATTCCATTTAGTTATATCACAATGCACTACTATAATTTCTTGTATTTCATTATATAAAACATATTCAAAATAAATCGTATAGTCTTTTTTGACTAATACTGGGTGTTTCATTAAGCAGTGCGATTCCACATATAAACAACAACGTACGGTTGTAAGTTTGCATTAGTTGCACTTACTCCAACAGTATCATTAGTAGTAGCAACAGTAATTCCTGTTGTTGCTGTATTAGTGCCGGGCGTTAATAAGTTTAAGTCTGTGCCAGTAACCGCGCCATTAGCCACACTATAACCTGCACCACTTCCGTTAGCGTATTTCATCTGAACATCGTGCGCGTGTCCTGAATCAGTTACGGTTGATGTTGCTGTGTGGGTATGGCTAACAACAATCGCGTCTGCACTACCACCTGTTGCTCCAGCAGTAAATCCACCGCCAACCCCAATTAAAACACGACCAGCACCAAACGCTACCCATGTACCAAAACCAAGAGATGTAGCAGGGCTAGTAGAACTTGTAGAACTAAATATTGAACCAACAGGATAAGCTAAACTTAAAGCAGCATTTACAAAAGCAGTGGTAGCTATTTGAGTAGTATTAGTGTTAGCAGCAGCAGTGGGAGCTATAGGTGTCCCTGTAAATGTAGGGGATGTGGTATCTGCTTTACTAGCTATGGCTGTAGCAATAGCATTATACTCAGCATCAATCTCAGCACCCTTAATAATTTTATCAGGATTACCTGTAAGTAAGGCATCCTTTGTATAGAAGTTTGTAGCCTTCACATAGTTTGACATTATACCATTTTCCCTGTTTTCAAATAGATTGTTAGTTGTTGTAAGCTAACTGGAGCACCTTCAATTGGAACTTCTACACCAAATTGTAATATTTTACCTGACCCACCTAAGTGCATAACAATATCATTAATAGCAGTGCCTGATGTAAATTCACCTATGTTATATTCTGCTATATTATACTCAGCACTTCCACCAATAAAATCTTTTGTAAATGTTCTGCTGGTATAAGTATTCTTATAATCAAACCCATATTTAAATACAATGTCTTGACTTCCTGAAGCAATTACAATTACACTTGCTTTCTTTAAAAACTTAAGGCTATAAGGTTCACCTGCATCAATGTTAGATGTGTAGTATTCTAAACGATAAGAATCCCCATTATCAGAATACCCAAAGTATTTACCAATACCACCTGCCATCCCCAGTAATAAATTTCTATCTCTAGTTTTACAAAGAGCTTTAGGAAGGAAGTTTTCCCATGTTGTTACACGAGCCGCACCATTTTCTAACATCTGCCGTAAGTCAAAGTAAAATGCTTGTTTAAGTGAAGGCAATACCAAGAGGTAGAAAGCATCTCTCTCAAAATACACACTCTTAACTTCTGTTAGCGTTTCACCTGCAATGTATGCAACTAAGTCATCACGGACATTCATTGATAAATCACGCATCGGCATACTTTTCTCTTGAACTACTCGGTTAAAGCTACGCACACCACTATTGCTTAGGAATATTAAATCTGTACCTGTTTGTTGTATTGTGTCACGAGCAATACATCCAACACCTGTAACTACATCAGCAAGAGTTAAATTAGTAGGGTCATCAGGAGATTGATAAATTACAATGTTATTACGGCAGAAGATAATAAGATAATTATTATGTGAGGAAATCCCAACAATTTGGTCACTACTACCAACAACAGATTCAATATCAATTAAACCTGAACCTACCCCTGTAAAAGTCGCACCATCTAATAACTTGCTATAATAAACTGTTGTCTTAGCACCTGTTACACCTGCCACCCAATGACGACCAAAGGCTGTATGAGAACAGTCAGGGTCAAAGGTAGATACACCTGTAGGTTTAGTGCCATAATCCCCTACTCGTTGCCAAATGTATTCATTAACATGGTTACGTTTACGATAGACAAGAAGTGGATTACCTGTTTGAGCGGCAAACCCATACATACTATTTCCATAACCAGCACCTTCTGCTAATTGTGAGAATTGCCACCTATTACCAGTAAAAGTAATTGTAAGGTCAGTTGTTTGGTCTGCTTGTTTAACTGGAGATGCTACAAGAGTAGTAGAACCCGTGTACATCATACCACCACCACAAGATAGGATGGTAGGTGTTAAGTCCACATCAATAAACTCAAACAAAGCTTCTAAATAAGTAGTATCACTTAAAGAACCATTATCTGTAGTAACTGGTGTCCAACCCCTACGGCTACCTAAACGACCAAACTTATCAATAACACAGTTAATGGCTTTAGTAGCATACCCACTCTCCAATGTAATACCACTCTCTTGAGTGTTTAACCCAAGAAAACCTAGTGCGGCATTACTAAGAGCTTTTAATGACCCTGCCATTATTGTGCTGTCCAAATCATTTCATCAAGACGCTGGCTTGCTTCTACAGCAATTAAATCAGAAGCCATAGAGCGATAGCGTTGCTCTTGTTCCACATAACCACCATCATCACCACGCTCACTAATAGCACGAGCTAATGCACCCTCAACAAGGAGAAGTGCTGGGATTTGTATCTGTGTGGAATCTGCTACAAGTTCTGCTTGAGGAAGCACAACATTTAAACGAACATCGTATGTTCCATCAGGAATAGGAAAGAAGTCCACTTGACTATCCCCATTACCATCCACACCGTTAAAGTTGTAGTACATTGGAGAACCAAGTTGCTGACTGTTCAACAAGAATTGTTGGTCAAACCACTTAGTGCCTCGTTGTTGCATTATGAAGTCGTCAGTGTCGTTTATGATGTCTAAGACACGCAAACGAGTACCTGAACCAACTAATACATAGTTAAACAAAGAGGCAGTTGTTGTTGCAGTAAGTGTTGTGCGGAGAGCAGACCAATCCCAAGCATCTTCAATCTCTACTTTTACAACATTAACTAAATCACCAATAAGTTTGGAGTAAGGAGTTTCATTGACAGTGGTGACCTCGTTTTCACGAAGTCGTCTTAAAACCCTGTTGACTGCTTCTAAATATGTCAATTTATATTCCTTTTAATTATAATACAATTATATCACAATAGATACAATTTGTCAACCTATTTCTCACCACTTGACTTTATCAGCCCAATATGCAGCAGACATTTTACCTTTAGCAATGTTATCTGCATGACGCGCCTTAAAGGATTTTTGTCTAGCTTTCTCAGCAGGAGTAGATGGATTGGCACCAGCACCTCTCACTCCTTGTTGCCCAAAACGTATTAACTTTTCTTTGTCACCCTCTTTTGCTAGAACAGCATGAGATTTAGTGGGATGGTTGGGTGTGCGCTTAGGTTTGTTATACCCTTCAAAAGTCTCTTGTCCCTTTTTAATTGGCATTATTTCTTACCTTTTTTCTTGGATTTACCAGCCTGACTTAAAGCAATAGCAATAGATTGCTTCTGTGGTTTGCCCTCGTGCATTAATGTAGATATATTCTTGGAGATTGTTTTCTTACTTTTACCTTTAACTAATGGCATATTATTTCCTTAAAGTTAAATACATACGCTCACCAATTACAAACGACATACAAGCACCACTTAAGTCAAGCATAATAAGTGTGATGCCCTCAGGGATAGTTGGTGTAAAGACTGCCCCTATTGTTGCAAACCAAATAATAATAATTGCTACATACCTAAAGCTAGTTCGTAGGTTAGTTACCCATTTGTCAGGCTCACCTACTGGTTTGTCTATCTCTGCTAAAGCAGATAGCCTTGCTGTTTCTGCTTGCATAAGTTGTATGCGTTCACTTACATTTTGTGGTGTGCCACCTGCGCCACCAGTAAACTTAGCAAAGATACCACGAACACCATCGGTTAATGCTGGAATTAAAGCTGGAAATAAAACTGACCACATTATACAATCCCCTTTACATACTTACCCTTACCCTTGAGTGTGAGAATATTCCCACGCATACGAGGGTCAAAGGATATATGAACCCAAGTCTTTTCATAAATTAGTTGGTCAAACTTAAGATTACTTTTAGCAAGAATATTAGATATAGTAAGTGGAGTGTGACCATAAGCTGTAAAATCCACAGCATAACCGTAGGTGTGTGATGAGTTGCTAGTGCCACCTACTGCACGATTGACATCAGGACTACGGTAGCCACTATTAATAGTAATAGCTACATTACCTAGTATTTCCCTTACTTTCTCCATGTAGAAAGCAGTTGTGCGTAACACTTCTACTATTTCTTTAGATGGAGTATTATCTATCTTTTGATTAGTAACTGTTAGTTCAGCAAGAGAGAAGTGAGGTGTTAGTTGCATTAACCATGACCTATAACTGCACGAGATAAATAAGAAATAACTGCACCTACAAGAGATGCAATCATCATACCCATCCAAAAGCCACCACGACCCTTATTGGCTAAGGCAAGCAGTTCATCTAGGGCATTTTCCATCTTGTCTATCTTCTTCTCAAGGGATTCCACCTTGGAGATAAGTTTACCGTATTCAACTGGGTCTATAGGCTCTGACATTTCTATTCTCTTATTATAATAAATTTATTAAACTAAAACCTAACACACCACCTACCACTGTAACCACTAAATCCCATATATCAGGAGTATGAATAGCTTTGTTCATATCATCATATAACTCTTTTGCTGTAGCAATCACAGCCACAACAGCAATAGAATATAAACCAATAAATGGTGTTAGCATGGCAGCTATGATAAAGCCACATATAAAGTGCATTTGCTTATCGCAAGGTATTTTACACACAATACAGAACTGGCTTAGGAAAGCGTTGAGTTTAGCGATTATTTTTTCCATTAGTTATCCTTAAACTGTATAAAATCCAGAAACAGACAAATAGCGTGTTGCTCCAGCATTATGAGTTACATTAGACCATGCTGAATTAGATGCGCTTGCATAAAAATAAATGCTTGATAAATAATTGTCTATCATGCCAATAGGTGAGCCAGTAAATGTAGCCATGTTAAAGAAAACACATGGTAAAATTACTCTATAACCAGTTGCTGGAGTAAATGGCAGTCCAGTTATAATAATTTGACCTGATGCACCTGTAGTATTTACAGCTTCAAAAGATATTTTAAAGTTAACAACATTACCTATTTTTGTATAAGTTGCCGTAGCTGTAACAGGTGTTGATGGGTTTGTTGTACTGCCAGTTAAAGTTGCAGTAAAAGTGCCTTCCTCATAATCATCTAGCGTATTAGCATCCGTACTAGCACTCTGCGTAGCTGGGAATGTAATACCTGCACCTGATGCTGATGGTGTAGCATTCCCTACAGCAATGGTAGTTGCACCTTTAATTGTTGAACTTGCTACGATTGTAGTAGCCGCCACTGTGCTAGGTGTAGTTCCACCTAATGCTCCGTTTAACGGTGTTACCGTGTTTGCTGTTCCATCTAAGACAATTGCCATATGATTTCCTTAAATTTAAACTTTAACCCAGTTTTCTGCTGGTATGGTTGGCCAGTCAATGTTACCCTCTACTGGATAAACTGCATATTGACGCACGGCGTCACGGTATTGGTCAAAGGCTAATTTGTTAGCCAAGTATGGGTTGCTAAGTGAATGGTCACTAACACTAGGAATTTGTGTCCAATCTGTTTCCTGCAATAATGACATGGATAATGATTTATTTTCTTCAGCCGTATTTGGTGTTGGAGGTTTTGGTGCGGCAGCAGTGGCCCATGCTTCCATGGCATTGTCAGCCCATGTTGGCAATACATCAATAGGCTCATTAGGCACATCGCCTACATATTCAATCCAACCGCTTACATCTTGCCATTGCAAAGCGTGAACGCCAACAGGAGTTCCTTCCCATGACAAATGAAGGTAGCAAACACCATCTTCGCAAACAGTTCCATCAGCAGGAATAATTGATAGCTTCATATTTTATCCTTCTATTAAATTTTTATTTGCAGTAGCAATTAATACTTGTGTGCTTGTTTCATTTGCTTTAACCATTTCATTTCTGAATGATTCAATTGCTGCACCTGTTTCTCTGTTTACCTTACTATTCTCAACCATTAATACTGGAGTCCAGCACATTGCACAATCTGAATTATTTATAGTTTCTCCAGTTTGAGGATGTACCCCATGTACAGTTACCCAAAAGCGACAAGCAACCAACTCTCCGTCAACAATAGAACCGTCTTCTACACATGGTTTGCCGCCCATCATTGGGCAAATAATTTTAGCGTCTTTGGCCATTAATCTTTGCTCGCTATAATAAAATCGTAGTATTTAACAGCTAAGTCAATTGCTGTTCCAGTAAATGAGCCACCAGAGTGTGAGTGTGAACCACCGCCACCAGTTGTTGATGTATATGGTAAGTTTTGTGTGTTTGTTACCAATGAATCTCGTTGAGCACCAGTTGTTGGACCACGGCCATAAACAATACCTAACGCTTCTGATGCACGACCTTGCATATGGTTGTGACCAGGTATTTCAGATGATGTTAAAGTAAATTCCCCAGATGTCCCAACCGTTCCGCTTACTGCTTGACTTGCAAATGCAGTAGAAAACGCAACCGAACCGCCAGAACTAGCTGTACCTGTCACAAACCTTAATGCGCTATCGTTTATTGCCGCTGTAGTGTCTTTAGTCCAGCCTGTGGGAGCCGATGTTTGTTGAAAAGACATCCTAGTTCCACTAGCAAACCCTGCAGTGGCTGAAGTAACTAAAGTACCACTTGTTGCTGGTAGTGTAAGGGTAACGGTTACGCCGTCCACAGCTTCTATTGTAGCTGACCCTGATGTTGAACCGTTTAATATAACTCCAGCCATATTATGCTACTCCCTGTAACTGTTCTTCAGTAGGTTGAGGTATTGTTGGATGAGACCAACTAGCTAAGTATGCTCCCTTACCATCCATATCATTTTGTATTACATAAGAGTTAATATGGTCATCATCCGTAAACTCAGGATACAGTGTTTTAATCTTTTCAAATAGCGTCATGTTAAACTCCTACCCAACTAATATACATATGAGTTAGTGTAACCCAGCCATCACCACCGCCACCATAATCATAGGTATATACATAATTTTCAAGATAGTCTGTTGTACCATTTAAATAAGCAAAGTAAGTACAATTTACAGAACCTGGAGTAGAATTTGTTGTAACTGCATAAGATATACTTCTGCCATTTAATTCTTCTTGCCAAGTTCCATTTTTATATAATCTATGTTGAAATTGAAATACTCCTGTAGCTGCCCTAGCAGGAAACCAAGAACAAGTTACTTGATACCATCCAGCTTTATTTGGTAAAAACTTATGATTAGTAGAATCCCACCAACCATTGGTATCACTTTGTTCTGTTTCTAATATATATTTTGTGACGCTATTTTGCGCATTATTAAGTTGTGTTCCTGATAACCTTACATAATTATCAGTAAAATTTGGACCTGATAAACCAGTTAAAGCTGAACCATCTCCACTAAAAGTAGTAGCACTTAATGTACCAGTAACAGCAGCACCTGCTGAAGTAATTGCTAATTTAGTTGAGCCATTACTCTGTATGTTTAAGTCCCCTGACGTATCAGCAGAAGTAACTAAACCTGCTGTCGTACTTGCATTTAATGTAACTGCCATAATATATCCTTAGAGTATTACCCAGCGACTGCCACTAGGAACTGTAACTGTTACACCACTATCAACTGTTATTGGACCTGCTGACATAGCACTATTACCACTACCTATCGTATAATCAGCTGAGATAGTTTGAGAATTCTCATACAAACCTTTAGTTGTAATATTTCCACCAGCAGTTGCATTAACCCATGCAGAGCCATTGTAAGACAACACTTGACCACTAGAAACAGAAGTGATGGTTACATCAGATAAATCATCTAAAGCAGGTGTTACATTAACTATAGCCCAAGAAGCAAGAGAACCATCAGTTGTTAGATATTTACCACTATTACCTGTCTGTGAGGGGAGTGCATCCACCGTACCCCAAGAGGTAGCCGTACCATTTGTAGTAAGGAATTTACCTGAGTTACCCGTTTGACTTGGTGTGTAACTAGCAGCTAATGTAGCAGAGGCAGCAGCATTTGTTTCACTTGTAGCCGCATTAGATGCTGACGTAGAAGCTGCACTGGCTGAGTTACTTGCATTGGTTTCTGATGTACCTGCATTGGTTGCTGAGGTTGCTGCAGATGTAGCTGAACTGGCTGCGTTCGTAGCCGATGTTGCTGCATTAGTTTCTGAGGTAGCAGCAGCACTTGCACTAGAAGCTGCATTAGTAGCTTGTGTGGTCGCTGTAGCAGCAGATGTTGAGGCACTTGATGCAGATGATGCCGCATTACTTGCTTGAGTAGTTGCTGTCGATGCACTACCACTAGCACTAGTTGCTGACCCACTAGCAGATGTTGCACTTGAAGCAGCATTGGTAGCACTTGTAGAAGCAGCTGAAGCTGAGTTACCTGCATTTGTAGCAGCAGTTGATGCTGTAGTAGCTGAGGTACTTGCACTAGAAGCACTTGCAGAAGCAGCACTAGCACTAGCAGCAGCATTAGTTTCTGCTGTCTCAGCATTAGTTTCAGCTAGTTGAGCTGCTGTTGCTGAAGTGGATGCTTCACTTGCTTTAGTTGTAGAAATTCCTGCTTGTGTAGTGGCTGTTGCAGCACTAGCAGCTGCATTGGTGGCAGAAGTTGCTGCATTGGTAGCCGATGTTGCAGCAGCAGTTACACTAGAGGAGGCACTTGTTGCAGCAGTAGAGGCAGTGGTAGCACTAGCAGCGGCTTGTAATGCACTGTCTTGGGCATCATTAGCAGCAGCAAGAGCTACAGCAGACGCATTAGCAGCATCTCCAGTTGCATCTCCACTACCCCCTTGACCTCTATAAATAGCCATATTTAATCCTTAGATAATGGTTTTACTGCTACTGTTTTTTCTTTTACTAGACTTTCTGATTTTGTTGGCAAACTTGCTTTGCCTTCTTCTACAAATTCATATTGAGGATGTCGGTGCATTTCTTTAATATCATGTGCGTGTTCAAAACTAACAACATTACCTGATAATTTACACTTAAATTTAGCCATATATTTCTCCTTAAATAATCATGCAAAAACCCCCTACCCAATTAAGGATAAGAGGTTTAAACCTAATTACTTAGGCTGGAACAGCTAATGCAAAGCAAGAACCATCACGCATCTCAGATACACCGTACAATGTATCAGCAGTGTATAGAGTACCTAAGTATTCTTGTTTGTATTGAGTTTGTGAACGAACACCTTGTTGCTCAACTAACACAGCAGCATCTTTGTGACCTAGTAAAGCGATACGAGCACCACCAGTAGCAGTATCACAGTTGCTTGATACAAATACAGGGATACCATACAAATTACCAATTTCACCGTTGCGGATTGTGTTGTTAGAACCTGATTCACCAACAAATGCTTGCTCAGTGTAACGGTCTAAACCCATCAATGTGTTGCGAGATGATGGAGGAACAACGAAGAAACGACCGTCCATAGGAACATCGTTATCATCTAGACGTTGGATTGTACGACGGATAGCAGCATCAGTTAATGCAGAAGCATTGCTTGTACCTGATGTGTAAGCAGTAGTACCGTCACCACCGATGTAAGCACCACCGTAAGTTACGCCTGAACCACCGTTGAATGTACGACCTAATTGAACAAGAGATGAATCTACTTGTTTAGATAGAGCATAACCAGCATCTTCAGTGTAGAAACGACGTAGTGAAGTTAAAGCTTGTGCTTCGACGATATCTTCAATCAAACGTGAGTATTCGTAATGTTTATCAATTGTTACAACTACGTCGCCTTCAGTAGCAGCTTGTAGAGCAACTTGAGTGTTAGCAGCTTTTAAAGATGCAGAACCACGAGTTGGTGAAGGGATATGAACTGTATCACCTTTTTTGCCAACGAATGACATTTTTTTAAATAAGTTTGCAAGAACTAGGTTCTTTTTGTAAGCGGCAACAATCTCATCACTCCAAATTTCTGGAATAAAGGTTGCAGCAGTTGTGGTTGTTACTTGATTTGAGCCTAAAGCCATTTTGTAAATCCTTTTCTATATTGTTTAATTTAAATTACTCGACCTTCACGGTAGGCTTGCATAATTTCTTGTGAGCGAGCTTCATACGTTTCAGGGTCAGTTTGCATAAGTTTAATAATATCGCTTCGACGATATTTCTTTTTCGAAACAGATTCTTGGGCATTTCCATTACCAACATCCGCTGCTTTGAGTTGCATATCACGGTCTAGTTTGGCAGTTTCTGTTACCTTAGTGTTGACAGATTGTCTTTCGTTCCAAGTAGATAAGAGTTCTTGAGCCGCATCGTAATCGAAATTACCATCTGCTCGGTTGTATAACTCTGTTCTTACTTTAGAAGCCTTAATCCATTCAGCAAATGCAGGGTTAGTTACAACTTCCACATAGTTAGGAAAATCCTTAGAAAGCTTATCTTGAATTGCCGCTTGTTTCATGGCAAGAGATGCTTGCTGGGCTTCCTTAATTGCTGGATGATTTTCAATCGCTTTATTTACAGCAGATTTAGGCTCTATAAAAAAGTCTTCATCACTATTAGTCTCTACTTCTTGTGTCTTTAAGTTATTAGCTGTTTGCGTCTTAATAAAGTCATCTACCACTTTACGCAGGTCTCCAACCTCACCGCCTTGCTTACCAATAAACCTTTCAGCCTCTTGGTGCATTGCAATAATGTCTTTAACAGACTTGTTGCGGTACTTCTCAGGTAAATCGTCTTCAACAGGTTGCTCGACTTGCGCCTCTACGGGTGCATCAATTTCGTCTAATGAACTTGTCTCAATCGTACTTTCTAAAACGTCATCTAAAACTTTTGCCATAATATTTCTCCTGTGCATTAAGCATTATAGGAAAGGAACTAATCTATTGGCTAGACTAATCTCTTTTTGCAGATAGTTTATGCTTTTTAGCCCAAGCGTCTGCTGCACTCGGAAAGCTACCTGAGTATCCTTCTAATGAAATGGTAGGTGTACTAACCAAACGGGTAGCTCTACTATTACATTTAGAACACTCAGTGTATTCTGTGGTATTATCTATATATCGCTCATCGGTGTGGTTACAAGCGGTACACTTGAAATCAAGCA